GTTTCTGAATGACTCCATTGACGCTAACAAGATGAGCTTGTGCATTTGTACCGGGATCTGATAATGTGAATCTTGTGGCAGAACCATTAAAGGTTGCACTACCACCGCCTGAGCCGCTAGAGCTAGACAGTGTGTTGATTGATATATTTTGATTTCCGCCTGCGGCTGCCCAGCTTAGATTACCGTTAGAATCTGTTTTTAGAAACTGACCATTTACTATATTAGATGGTAATGTCAGTGTATAGCTTTGTCCAGCACTGTGAGGTGGTGACTTAATTTTAACACCGTGACTATTATTCTCACAGTTAAGTTGTAAAGTACCGGCATTTGTATTACCTTTAATTTCAAATACACCTGTACCGTTTGGACCAACTTTTATATTACCGTTAGTTGTAGTTGTATTGATTTCTCTTGTCAGTACGTCTAAGTCACCACCAAGCTGTGGTGTAGTATCATCTACTATATCTTGAGTTGGTGTTGTAACTGTAACAAACTCAAGTGCATTACCAGATGAGTTTACCTTTACTGTTTTACCAGCTGCACCTGTGAAGCTAGTTGGGGTGTCACCTAAACCTACAAAGGTTGTAGCACCAGCACCAGCTGTTATGCCTGATAGCTTGGTTTTTTCTGCATCTGTAAATGCGTTTGTATCTGAGTTTGACTCGTATTGTGTTTTTATATAACTTGCGTTATTGTTACCAGAATCTTCGTATAATGTTTTAATTTCAGAAGCAGTCTGGTCAGCTGTTGCTGCTGTTTCTATACCGTCAAGTTTTGTCTTATCTGCTATAGACATAAGTCCGGACGCAGATGTTGATACGTTACCTAGATTTTGCTCTTCTTGTGCAGCAAATAGTAACTGCTCGTGGTTAGCATTGAGGTCGCCTGCCTTGACTGATGACCCTGCTACATATGTAGCCTTTGCAACATCTACGCTTGTATCACGAAATATACGTATCTTTGCAGGGCTAGTTGGTATATTACCAGCTGTAAATACTACATTACCACCACCTGTAGTAGTGTAGCTTGTTATATTGTAGTGTGTGCTTGTTGTTTTTAAGACACCATCTACTTGTACTTTTACATCTGATTCTTGTATAGAGGGAAAGGAAAACGATTTAGTTGCGTTTCCATCCCCAGTGTAATCTACGAATGTTGTTGCCATTATTTATACATTGAAAGGAGGTTTGTGCTTTGATCTGTTTTCCTTAATCTTTTAACAGTTTTTAATCTTTCTTTTTCTCTTAGTAATGCTACTTCTGGTAAAGCCATCATTCTAGCCCAAGCTTGGTTTCTAGCATCTTCAAAGAGATCATCTATCACTTGATAATGATAATAGTCTTTAGCTTCATATAAAGCTCTTTGACCAGATGCAATATCTCTATTCATCTGTTCTATAGATGCAAGTATTCTAGGGTTACGAGCAAGACGTTCTAATTTGACGTCTAGTCTTTCTTTACCTATTTCTTGTTGGAATCTAGATCTTATGAAGTTTTCGTCTGTTAAGTCGTCACCTTGTGGTGAATATAATACTGATAATCTAGCGTCGTATTTACTTGCAAATAGTAACTCACGACCCTTGCTAGGAGTTAAATGAAAAGCGATAGGACTAAACATATTATATGCTCGAGTCATAAAGTCATAAGGATTAACAGGCTTACCATCTAGTACGCTGTACTTAGTTGGTAGTTTTTCGCCTTGACCGGCAAATGCTTCCATATATAAGTTTTGGTTACGTATACCGTCTTCGATACCTGAGTTAAGCTCTTTCATATATGGGTTAAATAGTTTACCTAAGTCACGTCTTAACGCACCTAAACCTAAAGCATTGTTCATAAGACCACTGGCAATTCTAGCTCCACTACCGGGTTTACCACCAACTAAATCAGCAAAGCTTTGTAAGCCTGCTATGTAAGATTTACTTGTTACACCCTGAGATACAAGAAGTGATACCTTAAGTAAATTGTCTTCTGTCCACTCTTCACCCATTAATAAACTAGCATCACCTATATCAGCAATAGTAGACATAATTAAGTTAAAAGGTTCAAACGAAGTATAATCTACTTGTATATCACCAAATGTTATAGTGTTTGGTTTATAGCCTGCGTCTAGCCAGCTTTGTCTCATCTGTCTATCTACCGGACCATTACCAGTCATTTCACCACGCATCCACTTTTGGCTTGCCATAAATACTAATCCAGCACCCATAGCTAATCTACCTGTTTGTAATGCTTTAGCGTTAATTAACTCTTGGTCTGACGTAATACCATATTTAGAAGCTAGCTCAGGTGTTAGCTGTCCGGGTCTAGCAAATGCTATATCATTAAACTCTTTAACAAGAAAGTTAAATCCGGGTGTATGTTTTGCAGTAAGTGCTAATCCGTTTACTCCTGTTCTCGCAAACAAGAAGAAAGGTTTAGCCCATGGATTTTGTTGGAATACAGAGTTTAAGCCTGCTGCAAATCCAGTTAAGTCTTGTGTAAGTGTAACTTCTTTACGTGCAAAGTTTGCAGCTTCTTCTGTTACATTACCGTTAGCATCAAATACATCACGATAAAACTTGTTCTCGTAATTTCTGATAAGTTCTGGTGTAATTTCAACATTATCTGATAATGCACCAGCTGCCTTAGCATCCAAAGCACCTAGTAATGCTTTTTCTTTCATCTTAGCACGACCTATAATAAACGCAAAAGCGTCGTCAGTCGCTGCCATAAGTTTAGTAGAGTAGGTCAAGAATCTATTATCATTCATAGATCTTGCTATGTTAGCTATAAAAAATGCAGCTTTGTCTCCAAAAGTTGCATCAGGACTATCTTCTGCAAATCTTCTAAGTATTTCCCAGTTATCGTCTCCTTGTGTATAGTCAGAAAAACGTGTTTTAACACTTGCTATTTCACCACTCCAGTAACTACCAAGTCTAGTTTTAAATAACTCAAAAGATTCTGGTATAGCTTCTATCATAGCGTTCATGCTAGCTAAACCTACACGTATTGTACGACTATCACCAGTAAATGGGTATCTAAATACTGCACCTAAAGTTGCTGCCATAGGTCTAGTAAACGTAAAAGCTGATGTACCTATTATAGCACGAGCTGGTGTCTTAGGTCCACTTAGTACACTGTGTGAAAACACACCTTCGAGTTCTCTGATAAGAGCACCTTTCTGTTGTTTACCTTCAATCTGACCACCTTTTATCATCTTTCTTGCCCAAGCGTTAAAGTCGTCTATACTATTAACAGTCTGCATAGAAGAAAATGCTTCAAATAAAGCCATTAACATATCTGGATCATCGTCAGCAATATCTAGTATAGCCTGTATTGACTCACGAGTGTCTACCATTTCTTTATTAAGTGTTTGTCTAAGATATCCTCTTTTCTGACCCGCACCTAATTCTGCAAAGTTTTGTGATTTGATAATTCTAGCTTTTTTAACTTCAGTAAGTAAGAAAAACATTGTATCCCTTACCTGTTCTAGTGGTCCATCTACGTCTCTTACATCTACAAAGTCAAATATTTCTCTAACACCAGTGCTTAAATCACGCACTTGTTGTAACAAAGTACTAATTAGCATATCAGCTACAACAACATTTTTACTTGTAAGTGTCTCGATTGTATCAACTAAGTTACCATCTATGTCAGTAAGATCATAAGTATCTCTAGATTGGAATAATTCTTGTACATAATCTGCTGTTGACATCTCAGCTGCATCTCTACCTAGTGATATACGTTGATGTGCAGCTATAGAATCTCCAAAAGCATCTAGTAATGATATTTTCTTTTTGTTTATATCATCAAGAATCTTTCTAAATTTATTTTTACTGTACAGTTTAGATAAAATATCCTCTACAACTTCTTCAGTGTAGTCAGTATACATAGCACCACGCTCTCGTTGCATCGGTCTTATCAAGTTACCGGCTGATCCTTCTGCTGCATCAAACTCATTACGTATTCTTTTCTGATTTGTAAATACATCATAAGGGTCGTCTACTGATAAATGTGCACCTTGATGTGAGTCTGCTAAAGGTCTATTTTTACTTGCTCTAAAACCTTCTTCGTATGCTCGTAGTTCATCTAAACCTTTTTCTGTTGTTCCGCTTATGATACTTTTATTACGTTTCTGTACCATTTCTACGACAGGTCTAGCTCCTCTACCTATAGCCATAGCAACACCATCAAATAAAAGACCTATTCCCATACCTTCTACGATGTTTTTAAATTTCATCATAATAGGATGGTCAGCTTCTTTTGTACTCAGTGGTGTATCTATAAATCCATAGTGATCTCTAAGTGAACCTAAAGCATTTTCTCCGTCAGATTCTTTAGATACAAGGTCAGATATAGCACCTATTCCAGCTGCACGTACAAGACTGGGAGCACCTAATAATTTAGTAGCAGCTACACCAGCTATAGGTATGCCAGCAGCGACTGCACCTTTTGCAGCTAATACTGTACCAGCAGCTAGTGTACCAAAATGTACCGTACCTCGAGCTAGTTTACCCCACCATGTTCTTGTAATGATTGGGTTATCGTAAGAGTTAAAAGGAGACCAGTCAGGTTTATAGAATCCCTGCTCTCTTTTCTCCTTAACCATATTACCATTTATAGCGTCGATGGTACGCTCAGGAAATGTAGCAACGGAGGAGAGAGTATCTTGTATTCCACCTGTAACAACTGACTGTAGTTCTTTAGCAACAGCTTTCAGACCCCATCTTTCTTCGTTTCTAGGATCATCTAGTTCAGCTTGTGTTTGCTGATCTTCTTCGCTAATATTTTGCTCTACTTGTCTAGCTTGTTCAGCCTGATCTATCTGTTCATCTAACGATTCAGCGGCGTTTAAGGCAGGCGACGTGTATGACGTCTCTACATTATACTGTTCTTCTTCGTTCATAATTCCTCATTCATAAGTTCTTCAAATAACGTGAAGTTTATATATTTAGGTTGATTTACACCTTTAAAATAATCAGCATTTAATCCTATAGATCCTGCAAAATCTTCACCTACATTAAACTGAGAGTTAAAGCTAGGATCTAATCCCCAGAACATTTTGTCATTATATAACTTTCTATCTTGTAAGGCATCAAATGCTTTCTTTTGAAACTCGGCATCAAACTTACCATTCTGAAAATCAAGATCTCCAAACTCTTCTCCTTCGTCAGGAACAAGAGAAAGCAAATCTGCTTTAGTAAAACCAAAAGCTCCTAAACCTGATTTGTGTCCATATCCATTATCCCAAGCTGCAATCACTTGTGGAAATGTAAGTTCTTGTAAATTGTTTATAGATGTTTTATTTTTACCAGCGTCAATAGTATTATATCTTTCTTCTGGTAAGTCAGATCTAAGATATGCATATCTAGTATGGTTAGATTCATAATACCAATCAGTATTTTCACCTAATTCATAAAATCCTCGTATAATTTTACCATTTGTAGGTTTATATAAAAACTTTTCAAGTGTCTGACTGTTATCTATATTATCTTTTTCTGGGCTAGTTACTTTAACATCTTTAGGTAGCATACCAAGCTTTTCTAGACGCAATAACATCAGCTCATGGCTACTATACCCCGGTAGATCTCTTGCTATCTTAGCATAGTAAACAGGGAATGTCGCCCCGGGCACACCATTGATATAATCGAGAGCCTGTTTAGCTGCTCCTGTATCTTCTCCATCCCAGAACTTTTCGCTGTTTAACATCTGTATAGGATTCTCGTTTACCTTACGTAAAGTATTTAACAAGTCTCTATCCAGTTGAGTCTTAGTAGATCTTGGTTGAGACCGTTTATAAAAGATAGTATCTTTATAATCGACACGTAATCCAGTCTTTGGATCTTTTGCATTAGTTATAGCTTTAACTTTTGCTAATGCGGTAGCAGCTGCATCTTCTGCACTACTTGCCCCGGGTAATGCTTTAAGAAATTCATTACGAAAATATTGTTTAGCACTTAACTGTACATCTTTTAAATCATCAACGTGAAGAGTTTTAGTTTTACCCGCATCTCCAAATAGACTTCTGACATCAGCATCAACTAAGCCTTCGTAATCTTGTACAACCTTTTTGTGAGTTTCTAATCCGTTTACTTTGTTAGCTTCCTTAAGAGCTTGTTCACGGATGGACCCAGTGTTAAACTCACCTAATCTTACTGATAAGTTATTTAAAACATCTAAAGGATTTCGTTGTAGATCTTCCATAAACTTAATAAAAGTTTCTTGATCGTCTTTTTCTTCCCATACTAAATGTTTACGTAACTCATCTAAACGCTTATCTCCTATAGGTATGTTATGTTTACGACTGACTTGTAATAATGCTTTATTTCTATCAGCCATAGATGGCATAGCATCTGGATTGTTAGTAACCAACTTTAACTTTGCTATTTCTGCTTCGACATCCACAGCTATTGCATTTGACTTTTCAGCTTCTCTATTAAGTATCTCTTGTCTTCCAGCTTTTAATTTAAGTCCACGTATCTGTGCAACAAATGCCTTACTGTTAGCATTAAGTTCAGATAAAGGTATTTTTTTACCACTAGATCTATGAGTCATTAGTGACTTTTCTATTGCTGTAAGATCCGTAACCTTAATCATATTTTTTTCTGTAAGATATTCGAGATCATCATATAGTTTACTAAATACAGCTGCATTATCTTTTACGCCTGTTTCACTTTCATGTATTTGTATATACTCAGAAATAGCGTCTGATATTGGTATAGTTTTATCTGCAATAGATGCAAGCAGAGTACTGCGCCTCTTATAGTCTATTTGTTTTTTATTGTCAGCTAGTTTTGTGTTTAAAAGACTGCCATAAATTTGGTCATCAATCGCATTTTGTTGTTTAATAATAGCTTTACGTCTATTAAATCCTAAAAAATTTTTACTACCTCTGTCATACATTCCGGTAGTTATATTAAATGACTTTCTTATATTTTGTTTAAGTAATGCAGCTTCATTAATCATACCTTTATTTACTAGCTGTTGTAAAGTATAACTAGGATCTCCGGGCTGACCTCCATATAAACTTGGTGGAAATGCTGTCGTAGTATACTCAGTAGCAATATAAGCATTATACCTATCTACTATAACTTTACTATTTAGTCTGCTTGATTCTTCAAAATTGCTTTCTTTAGTTATATTAGTTGTTTGAACTGCCTCTTCTTTAACTTTTACATTTTCCGATTCAGCAGCATTTTTAAATGCGGTAGTGTTTAACTCTGCTTCTGTCTTTTTTATTTCAATATGGTCTTTTTTTTTCTTTATTCTGTTTTTTTCGGAAGTCTTTGTAGTATCTGTGTCATCAGTTGCTTCGCCACCTGACGGTCCATCTGTACCACCACCAGCTTCTGGTTGTTCTTTATCTTCTTCTGTTGGTTTACCGTACTTATCATCTTCGCTAGCCGCTTTCCACTGATCTATTGCATTTTTAGCAGCAGCAGCTTCTTTAAATAAATTACCAAACTTTTGAAAGTTAGAAGATCGTTGTTGAGCCATGGCAATAGCTTGCTGACCATACATGTTAAACATTTCAGCATTGCTTCTGGACAGGCTGTCGATGTCACGACCTATAGAGTCAGATGCACCGAAGCCTACACCAAGATAGTTAGTATCTGAAATGTTAAAAAATTTATTATTAGGTAATGTAGCCATTAAACAGCCTCCAATTCAACATCAATTTTATCATAGTAAACACCTAGTAGCCCGTTGTCTAAAATACCAACAGCCATTGGATCATGTTTAACAACTTCTTGAGCAATAACTCCTCTGTATCTGTTATCAGGAGATTCTCCTTTATAGTTCCATTCATAAATTCCATAGCCTTTAGGCGATGTACCTATATAGTCTATGTTATCTTTAATTCTAGCATCACTTGCAGCTAAACCAGCGATACCTGTAGCTACATTTAGACCAAAACTAATGCTATTCATTAACTGACCAGCTTGATCTGCACCGGGGTCCATAGTTGGCATACCAAATTGTGGATCTCCACCGAGAGCTTGATTCTGTTTATCTATCATAGCTTGCTGTCTTCTTGCTCTACCTGTTTCAGCGGTAGCTTCTCCTACGGTAGCAAGTGCAAATTCTTGACGATCTACAGCAGCTATCTTATTTAGATAGTCAGCCATTTTATTCTTACCAAATCTATTAGATCTGCCACCTTCGTCTACACTTTTGCTAACGTAATATTTTTTAGCAGCTTCTTGTTTAGCTAATAAACCTGTGCCTTGCTGCTGTAAGGCAAATACGTCAAAATCACTACGGGTACGTGATGCACCTAAACCTTGAATGTCTTGTACGTTTTGTTTATAATCTGTTTCTCTATTCCATTGTTTAATGGAGTCTGCATAGTATTTGTTTATCCGCTCGTTATTTTTCTGGCGAGCAGCTTCACGTCTACCAGCATTAGGATCTGGAGCACACACGGCAAAATTCTATAAAATGTAAATTATTTGGTCCATGCTTAAACTTACGTAAAAACTTGAAACCTAAAAACTTTAATAGTTTTAAATGTACTGTATTTCTACAGTCTACAATGTTCCACAAAAGAGGTTCATCACGGCTATCGACATACCGTTTCGCTTCTCTCGCAAATGTAATTGGATAACGATGAATAGCTGGAGTGCATAGCATCCAGATTGCACCATCATTCCCGACTCCTGCTAGTCCGGCGGTCTCGCCGTCTGGTACTGTGAAATACACAGCAGAGCCCTCCTGAGCCACTTTAGGTAGGAGTATGGATGGATCTAACCCATGCCCTTCTGTCACCTCTCTGAGGTCATCTGGACGTAGGTTAGAGGCCACCTCTTTGGCAGCCTCTTCTGTTATTGGGTGTATGTAATTAGACACGTCTATAATATCTAGGTGAATAGTAACCTTCCCATGTCATAGCTCGTAGAGTAGATGGAGCGGGATGGCTAGATTTAAGTGTAATATCTACGTTTGTATTCTGTTCATATACAGGTACGGTTTGTATAAACTCTTCCAAGTATGGTGCATCTGATACATCATACTCATCTAAAATTGTAGATTCATATACTTCTGTATAGTCTGACTTGCCTACACGTTCAAGTGTAGTTTCATATAGACCTATCTTACCGAAGTGAAACTTGACTCTATGTACTACAAGTGAGGAGTTGACATCAGATAAAAAGCGTTGACCTTCTGTTCTAGTGTAGTATAGTCTTGGAAACTTAACACTGTATTCATATATGTAACCTATGGTTAGTGTTACACCAGACCAGTCTCCCGGTACTGTAAAGCTATTACTGCTAGTTAAGGTTGGTTTTGCATATCTACCTACACGTGTAGAAGCCGTGTTCGTATCTACAATAACTAAATCATAGTTAGGGCTAGTTACACTTGGCAACCAACTGACACTACTAAATGTAGTTAGATTAGTTGCTGCACTAAAACTACCACCACTGATAGTTGTATGATTATCTACATGAAGTAAAAATTCTACATTATCTTGTGTGATACTAGGATCAGCTTCTTTCTGCACTAAACGCATACTTTGTAAAAAGTAATCAGAATCTAAAAAGAAATATTCATCATTAATAATAAAATGATAGGTTAGTGGGTTGTTAAACTTCCACTTAAACCATGCAGATTGTTGACGTTTATCGCCTACATTAAGATATCTAAATCCTATTACAGTATCAGATCCAGTTTTACCTATAGCAACTATCTGATTTTCTCTAGAATTAGTTAATAAATCTACATCTTTTGATATTGTAGTAGGTATAACCTTGCTCTGTTCTACAACATTAGGCTCTCCTTCTCGTGCAATATTAGCCATTTCATTAAATCGACTAAATTTACCTGAGTTATCTAAGTAAGCTATTGTCACACCTAAAGATATTGGTGCTACCTTTTTGTTATAGTTAAATGTAGATATACTACGTAGCTTTGCAGTATCAGGGTTTAGTACTGTGTCATCAGATGATAACAAAAACTGTTGGTTTGTACTAAATACTACCAAACCTGTGTTAATATCTATACCATCAAACAGTTCAGATGGGAATGTAGAGGAGCATGCTATATCTATAGGGTCGTTTGCACTAACAACGAGAGCTGTTTCTGACCAAAAATTAGGTACACCAACTGTTCCGGGTCTACATAATACCACATTTTCGCCTGCTAAAAAGGCTAATCTGTTACGAAAAAACAATACTTTATTGATACGTTTGCCTACAAATGATGGTATTGGATTAGTTTCATCGTCTCCTACTGCTCTATCAGCATAAGTAAACTGCTTTACAGTAAATGTAGTTGTAGCTGTACGTTGTATAACAATAGGCATGTTAGTAAAACTTGTTGCTATACCCGGTTTAGCACATTCTGTCCAAGATCCTGTACCGTCTCTATCGTTTTCTCCTTCAAATCTTAGGTAATAATCGTCTTCATCTGACATACGGGCGTTAGATATTTTAACTATATACCCATGTTTACACTGTTTAGGTAGTAAAGTTACATCATTTACACTCGAGCCCATGTTACGCATGAGGTCATCTTCTACAATTTCTATGTTAAATGCACTAGATTTTGTAAGATATAAACCATTACCTATAACTGTAGCTGTGATACCTGTACCAGTAAACTCAGCTTGTAGCCCGCACAGTATAGTATCAACTGTCACAGCTGTATCAGAATCAAATGGTGTGGGTGCAGGGCGTATAGCTTTAATATTAGCTTTAACAGCGATAGCTTCGTGATCTGTAACTTCAACTGTATATGTAGCTGGTGACTCTCCTTTACTGGATGCTCCACCAGAAATCGACCCTGTTATGGTACGACCCTTTGCTTGGTCCATAGTTACAGTTACTTTATCACCTGTAATCCAACCTTCACCACCATGAAGAAGTGTAATCTGTCTGCTATATGAACATGCAAAGTCTTCTACATCATTACCACTTTGTATCTGACCCTGTTGTCCCAAAGTATTCAGTTTAAATACAAGGTTGTTTTTACCAGAAGTATAAGCAGAACCACTAGAGTTCTCGACTGATACAATATTAGTACCAGTATAACTACCAGCAGCAGTAACAGAGAAAGTTTGTACACCTATACCTCTACACTGACCTGTGCCTGTTGTTTCATCCAGTGTATCAGCTGTAATCTTTACACGTGTAGCTCTATTTATGGTAGTAGTGCTGCTGTTGTCGTAAGCGTTAAGTGCATACTGTCTACCATTCTCTGTTCTAGTTAGTTCTATAAATGCAAAGTGGGCATCTGGATATGCGGTTGCACTTCCTGTTGTACCTACCAGCGTGTTAGCATTAGTACTGTCACGACTACTAATAAAGGTAGTGTCGTTGATAGTAAGGAATTGTAAATTTTCTGGTTCACTTGTTGCTAAATAATTTTGTATTGCAGTTTGTCCGCCTGTACCATAAGCTGTAGTCATAAGTGTACCATCACTACAACGCCACACTCTGACTTGTCCATCAGCTGCTACCTGTCCTATGTATGATCCTTCGTCTTCATCTCTATGGTAGTGAAACCACGAACCACCTGACTGTACTGAGGATAAGGGACTGCTGCCTATTCTTTTACTACCCGGTCTCTTGTATAAACCACGTGTCACATCTGGTATAGCGTTGACAACATCTTTTACTTGTCCGGGAAATTTTAATTGATCGGGCTGTTCCGATATACCTCCCACATAATTAGGGATGGTTTGTGTAATACTAGCCATTAGCGTTTAAGATTTGTCCAAGGTTGATAAGTTTGATATGCAGTATTTTCTGGGAATCCAAACATACTATGATTACCTTGATTACATTCGTACTCCATAATAGCAGCTCGTGCTAGAGACTCTTGTTGTGTAATTAGTTTAACTAAGTTAGGATTCGCAACTAGCTGTGTAGCTGCCTGTCTGGATGCTCTGTATGTAATGTATCTTTTAAATACAGTAGGTAGATCTTCGTAGTTATACATCTTAACTACATCTAAGTCAATGCTAGTTATTGTAGAAAAGTCATCTGTGTGATCTATCTTATCATATAAGTAACCACCTCGTTTGACAACATCGTATTCTCTACGTGCCCAACCTTTAGACACATCAAGCTGTAGCACATCGTTGGCTATAGCTATCTTGCCTGTAACTGAGTCAGGTGTATATTTTACATGTAGTTCTGTGTTAAAATGCCAACCTTCTGCTTGTGTATCTACGTTAGCATCACGAAGTAAGTTATAAATAAATGCGATCTCTGGATTATCATAAACCAAAGATGTTACTGGTGCTTGACCTATAGCTCCCAGTATAGAGTTTACTGCGGATAGTTCTGTATCGAGGTCAATAGTTGTGGAAGCCATAATAAAAAAAGGGGAGCCGAAGCTCCCGTATAAAAAATAAAAATTAACCAAATGCTGTTGGTGCTGTGTTTGTACCAGCG